CATGTGCAGCACTATTTTCCACGCGTGTAAATGATAATTCGCAATTATTTTTAATGTTGAACGCTTTAATTTCATGCCAAAATTTAGTCTCTCCCTTAATCATTTTTCAAGTTAAGTCCGGAGCATTAAAGTTAACTAAATTTTCTTAATTACTTCACCCATATTCCATTTAGATGAATACAAAGTCATCACCAATCTATGTGTCTCTCGGACTCCAAGTATTTTGTTTTCCATTAATTTAATGTCCTTGATGTCATAATATTTCCCGTCGGGTAAACACACCTGTACTCTTGCCTCTTGTGCTACTGGCGATTTCATAAACTTATCTAGGGCCTGTCTTAATAGCTTTCCTGATACCATCACTTGAATATATATCAAAAATAATTTATATTGCAAGTATGGGAGTTCCTAAAAGACTTACAGAAAAACAAATTAAATTTGCAAATCTAATTGTAACAGAAGAAGGTCGAAAGACTGATTCTGAATGTGCTATTGCTGCGGGCTATAAACCAGACGGTGCTTACGTCTGTGCAAGTCGACTTCAAAACCCATCAATGTATCCTTTGGTGGCTCAATACATTGGAAGACTTAGAGCAGAGAAGTTAAAAAAATATGACATCACTTATGAAAAGCACCTGGCAGAACTAGGTAAAATTAGAGATGAAGCTAGGGAAAGTAAAGCCTGGAGTGCTGCAGGTAATATGGAAGTAGCTAGAGGTAAGGCTGCAGGGTTCCAAAATAATACTAATCTACATCTACATAAAAACTTAGATAACGTTGACGAATCAGAGTTAGACAAAGAATTAGAGAAGGCATTGAAAAATTTCAAACCTATTATTGATGCTGACGCAGAAGTAATTGAAGAATCTAAAGATTAATTTTTTCTAGTTTTTTAATACATCCTGTTGGAAATACATTACGATCCGAAAAAGATTCAAAGTGACTATCATAAGACGCAAAGGTTCTAAGATTCTTTTTATCTTTTGAAAATATATACGCATGAGTTATCATCTCTGCAGGTTTCATCTCGTTAAATTCATTTATATCAGCATGGCCCGCATCACCCAAAATATCCAACCAGGTTATTTTATAAAAGTAATATCTTTTTTTATTTATAAGAACTGATTTATATTTGGATTTTTTCTTGATCATACCTCTGTATAACACCTATAGGTTTTTTCTCTAGGCACATTTTTTTCAAAAACTTTTTCTTATGCGCGCGTACGGGTTTGCTAAAAGTGTTGGTATAAGCCAATTATTGTAAATTGTAACAGCTGTAACACCATTGTAACAGCGTTTTGTTACAAAAATATCGTCTATAAGTGTTGGTATATGCGAATAATAGCACTTTAAAAGCCATTGTAACCATTGTAACACTGTTTTGGAAATTGAAAAACAAAAAAACTTTTCTGGCAAAAAAAGTCTATAGGGAGAAACTTGCCTCATTGTGAACATAATTGTTGCAAATATGCAACAAATTGTGGCTTTTTAGCCACAATCTATGCAATAACCCCTTAAATTGGGGCTCTCATTTTTGTATAGGTAGTTACTACAATTCTTTGCCTTACAAATTGTAGTGCCTTTTAGATTTTTGTTGATTCCTCTAAACTTCTCCATCTCTAAATTATCTGATTGAATGTCAGCCTGTTCTTTTTTCTTAAAGATCCTATTGAAGTTATCTCTGTATAGGTCATTGGATGGCCTTGATTGACCATCCCATTTTTCTTTTTTCATTAGTTTTTTTCTCCTTAACATTGGTTTCACAATATTCCATATTTTTTTTAAAATATAATTGTCGTAATCAGTGCAGTATCCACAATAATTACACACATGATTACAATGTTTGATTCGCTCTTTTTCCATGGTTTCATCAATTATTTGTTCTATCTTCATTAGTGCAGCCTCCTTCTGTATTCATCTATGTCTGAAAAGTCTGGACTTGCTAAGAACTTAGCTAAGGTTTGAAACTCGTCCATGGACATTTTATCAATATCCATAGAGGGTAATCTTTTGGTCATTTCTTTTTTAGCTCGTTTCCATTCATACTCAGTAAATGTATCTAATAAATTACGCATGTTTTTCATCATACCTCCTTATTTGACAGTCATCGTCTAGATAACACTCATCACTTCGTTCGCCTACCCACTGCAAAATATCTTTTTTAAAATCCTCTGCAGTCAGTTCACCATTTAAAATACCTGCCATGTCTTTTAACAAGTCTTCTTTTTTAGTGCAATTAGGTTGACAATATATGTCGTAAAAACAATCACCTATTGTGTTATAGTGAAACTTAAACTTTTTTTTCATATTTATTCCTTTCATATAATATCCTATATAACATCACATCCCGGATCTGTCAACCACTTCTTGAAATTCTTTTTTCTGCTTGTAATATTGTGCTACTTTTTTCCACCATTCGTTCGCGTAATGTTTGAATTCTTCGCCTTCTACGGGAAATTCTTGAAATAATAAGTCTTTACTACACATTAGAATGATTCCAAATTGAATATTGGTGCCATATATTTGGTTGTGAGCAATTGCATATCCTGCAAGTTGTAAGTAATAGTCCTCGATCCATTCTTTTCGTTTCGGTTTATTAGTTTGTTTAAAATCTATAATAGCTTCTTTACCTTCATACATTCCAACACCATCGGTTGCACCTGCATACATCTCAGGATAAAATAAAACACATTCTGTAGCCCATAACTCATCGAGTCTACCCTTTAATCCCTGGTCCGCGATTATCTGTGCCATTTTCGTAGCATGTCTTCCTTCAGGCGTTAGATTCACGATAGGTTGATCTAACATATACCCTTCAAGAATCGAGTGCATAAGGGTCCCTCTCGATGCAGCATTGTCCGTGATCCTTGTGGCTTCGGCCTCTCCTACTCTAGATCTCCACGCAGCTAATGAAGCTTTCTTCTCTTCACTTTCACAAGCTTTTAATATACTTGTAACACTTGGTAACTTCTCGTCACCTACCAGGTAATGTCTTTTACCATCAATTATTTTTCGAGTTGATGTCGGGTAGTAAAACTTCTTGTTTATTTTTATCATGGTTTCCTTTCAATGTATGTTTTAGAACTGTTGTCCAGGGATTTAAGTCAAAGTCTTTAGCACATCCACTTAACAACAATAATACAATTAATATTCTAATCATTTATAAATTCTTTTCCAACCCTTAGAAAATTTTTCCAATCGTCCGGGTTACTATTTCTTTTTTTATCATTACAATTTACACAACAAAAGATAATGTTTGAGGCCATATATGTTAGTCTTGGATCCCATCTATCAATACTAAAGTTTGTAGGAATTTGTCCTTTACGTCCTAAATAACCAAAACCTCGAGTCCCACGCCTTGCTTTAAATGTAAACGGTCTTTCACAATATCTACAGATCCGACCATCTGATCCTGGAAATTTATGTTTCATATTAATAATATGATTCATATACAATCTCCAAAATTCTTTCTTGTCCATAGACGGATCGGGTTTGTGACCCCCATAAGTTTTATAACTAGGTTTGAGTTTACCTCCGATGGCTCTTCCTACATATCCGCGTTCCGAGTTCATGTATTCAAAATCTTTTTGTACTCGACGCTCGTCGTTAGGATTTTTGTAAGCCATTAGATCTTTCTAAACACATTTTATTTGCACCTCGTTCTATCAAATAAAAATTATAGTGAGTTAACGCTTGTTGAATTGAACGCATGTCATAAGTATCTACATCATCAAATACAAACCTGGTCCCTGGTCTAGATCGATTAGCAAAGAATAAAGCTTCATGTAGCACTGCAGCGGTAGTGTGAGGACCATCGAAGTGTACAAAGTCATAAGTGTTCATGATATTTTTTTGACCTTTGTAATAGATAGGCACACCTTGGCCAAACGCATTAAAATATTCAATGTCTTCTAGTTGATATAAAATAAAATTTTCGTGCTTGTTAAAAGCAGTTAAGAAAGTTTGTTTCATGGAGTTAGGATACGTCGGAGTCTTGAAAGAACCATCTGGGTTGTATAAAATATTACCGTCAAAGTCTGTCCATCTAGGAACTACTCCTCCTTGAGTATCTACATGATCATAGAGAATGTCTCCATAAGGATCTATGCCTATATGAAAATGATTTTTATTTTTAAAATTCTCCATGATGACGTGAGAGCCGTAGCCCTCACGAACCCCAATTTCTACACTTAAATAAAAGTCTCTAGGACTTAATTGATTGGCCCACTTAGCAAGTAGGTTATAGTCTTTACTGTCTCCTTTAAGCATTAATTTCCTTTCACGTACAGTTTAGATCGAAGAGATCTTACTTCTTCAATTAATTTCTCATTATAATTATGTAGTTTTTCATTTCTAAATTCTAAAACTTCTATTTGTTTAGTAAGATCATTAGGGCCCCGATCATCGACCGGAGTCCCTTTCTTTTTTAATAACTCTAACTGTTCTATCAGTTTATGATATTCAATTATGTCTGCCTCACTCATCATACGCCGAACTTCATCAACTCATTAAACTTTTTAAGTTCATGCTCCGAAATATCTTGTAAAGCCTTGGTTCGGTTATAAATCTCACGGGCTTTTAATAATTTATCACTATTATCTTTTGTATAAGCTATGGCCTTGTTTTGATTTATAACCTCCAAATGCTCGTCTCTAAGTTCCGTCACGATGCTTGTTTCACCTCATCAGTTAACAGTAAAGGCTTTCGTGTAAAGTCAAAAGCATCATCGGTACTAATCAAAATTTGAATAGTATTTTCCGAGTCTTTAGACTCTAACATTTCTGCTGCTACTTTAAACTTCATAGCATCCTCAAATGTTTCTGCTTCTTTAATCACCGTCACATAATCATTTGCATGTGAAAAGTGTATTCTTTTTACTACTGTATATTTCATTCTTTCTCCTTAGTTGATAGTTACATCTTCTTCATATTCTCTGTCTTTAGCGAATTGAATTAGATTCATTTTTTTATTTTTATCACTCAAACCACTATTATAAATAGTTTCTATTTGTGTGATGTACTCATTGCTACTAGTAGCAGCTAAGAGTTTGCTTGCCTTTGATTTTAACGCAGATTTTAATCTAGCAAAATCATACTTAGGATGTTTTTTCATAATTGAAAAAGCTCTAATAAAAGGTCTCTTTAATTTATTTCCCGAATTAAAGATATTATTTACATATCTCATCTCTTCAGCAAGTTTATCAAAGGCCGCTATATTTCCTGCAGGTATTTTAAAATTACCGTGTTTAAAACCTTCTGCAATATTTTTACCTCCTGTAGCTTTACCTAACAAAAGATAATGTGTTTCAATTACTGGCATTTGATATTGTTCCATTTTAGATCTCAAGATTTTATAATCTTGTTTACCTCTGGTGCAGTGAAAGTTTAAAAAATTATTCATGTTCCAATCTTTTCTTCCTGCATTAAAGATAGCCATATCTAATGGATCTTTAGAATCAATTACAATGTAATAAATTCCTAGATCCAATTCTTTTCTTGCTTGAAAAGTGTGATGGCCTTCTCTTATCTCCATGTCTTTATTAACATAAATAGGTAACTCTAGATCTCGTGCAGCAATAGATTTTTTTATACTTGCTACATGACCAGGATCTATTGGTCGGTTACCCTTTGTTTTTTTAAACTTTGAGTATTCTTTTGTAAAAAACTCTCGGTTTACTTTTGTGTCTGTACTCATACTTTCTCCTGTATTGGTTTATTTAAGTTTGCCATTTAAACGTTTGGCTTCTTTGTTTACTAGAATAGTCACCACCTGTGCTCTCGATACTTCGGGATCATCAGGTACTAACACTTTTCTAATTTTGTCAATCTTCGCATACGTCTCTTTTTTAATAGAGATGTTTTTGTATTTGCTAAAATCAGTCATTTGTTATATCCTTTCATTTTTTAATATGAGGATATCCTACAAAATATTATTCTTTGTGTCAATAATTATTTTAAATAATCTTATCTGGCTTGCATGAAAATTTAATATACGCTATCATACTATTTGTCCATTCTGGGTCAAATCCAGCCATAAGTTTATGCGAGTATTCGTAGCCATAAACTATACAGCTACTATAATCCTTAAATAATACGTTTGGTGTAGGTATAATCTTGCATTGATTAACTGCAAGTTCACTACATAAAACCATCAACAAAACTACTTTACTCACTACCCCTGACCTTTGTAACGCTTCGTATTTTTTTGACGTTTTTCATTTTTGTTTAATGATTTTTTGTGTTGACGAGGCCCTCTTTTCTTAGGCTTATCTCGAACTACAAAGTCTTTAAATTTTCTAGCCATTATTTTATATAGTTATCTTTTATCCATTTTTTATCAGACTCATCTAATTTTAAATATCTGATAGAGCCATTGATATGCTGCTTTGTATCATGACCACAATTAGTACATCTATAAAATTCTGTAACAATGGCAACTAAAATACTTTCTTCGTTACACTCTTCACAAACACCGGTAACAGTATCTATTTTATGAAACAGTTTAAATTTATCCAACGACTTTACCATTCTTCCATTCCATATCTGGAAGACCTTCAGTGTATTTTTTTCCGTCAAAAGTAAGAACTTGTTTTCTATTTGAACCTGATTCATGATAAGATATGTGGACCCATCCCCCTGCAGGATCTGTTGGATCATAGTATTCCATGATCAGCTGATCAAAATCGACGTTATTTTGTAGCCAGTAAGCTGTCTTAATGTTGGGCACGCCAAAGATCTCTAGGTCGACCGCCTGGCCCTTCGCATGCTGCGAAGTCTTTTTGCTGCCGATTGCTTCACACAGCGCTTCGCTCCGGTATCCGCTGGTGATGGTCACAGGTTTAGAAAAATGTGCACGTAGCGGTTCAAGGATTTCATAACAAAGATCACCTAAACTTTTAATCTCACCTGCTCCTGGTGTATTATCTATGCCCTTACGTTGAGCAGTCATCGAATTGGTCATCTCTTTAAGAGTAAAGTGTTTACTGAGCTGCATTTATTCTATAATTTTTTTGATTGCTTTAGATCCGTCTATATTTTTTTCAAGTTCAACTTTTACTTTACCACATTTGTATTGAATATTATCATTTGCTGTACGTTCTGCAACACGTTTTCCTTTTAAACAATCCGACATTGCAGGCTGTATTCTATGTTCTGTAAGAACGCCCCCTATAAACATACAAAGAGCTACTACACTACTGATGACCGTTTCCATTTGCTCTTACCTTATCTTTTAAATGTTCAATATCATTTAACGCTTTTTCTAATTGTGATTTAAGAAATTCTATATTAACTTTATTAGTCATATTCATTTCTTGAGTCGCTTCCATTTTCTCTACGGTTTTATAAAGATCTTCCAATAAAAATAGTTGCTCCTGATCCACAGGGACTTGTTCTGACTTCTTGAGCAAATCATTTTCAAACAACTCACGTGATGTCTCTAACGATACTAATCTTGCCGTAAGCTCCGTATATCCAAGCACGCCCATTCCGACAAGAAGTATAAGACTAGCAACCGTCTTCATAGGCATCTGCACTCTTGCCTCTTCTCCGATGTTTAGTGGTTTATTACTCATCTAGGTATGTATCCTGGTTGTATAAAAAAAGCTAACAATACAAAAGCTACAATTAAAGCACCTGTAAAATAATAATTCATCCTCTGATACTCCATAATTATCTTGTCCAAAAAAGTAATCTTTTTAAAACTTCTTTTATTTTTTTAATTATGTTTATTTTTTCTTGTGTTATTTCCCAAACACAATCACAAAAAGAACATTGTGCAATTCCTCTGTGTCTGTGTCCACAGTCCATGCATATTCCATTAACTACATTAATCATTTTTTTTCTCCTCAATTTCGTAAAAGAAATTATCGGTATCTTCTGTTTTCCATTTACCCGTATCTTCTACGTTCCATTCATTCGTTTGCACTTTCCAATCTGGAATATTATCTTTTACTGTAAAAGAAGGTAGATCCCAAATACATCTATTGTTAGGTTGTGCTGCATAGTTGCCGTCGTTTAACGCAATTATGTGAGCGCACTTATGTTCGTGCGGGATCTCTGAATGATCAGTGTCAAGTATATTACTATCTGGATGAGCCCAGTCAATAGTAAATAAATAACTACCGTGGTGCCATTTTTTATCTTTACCTATGTATTTACCAGAAGATGCTGTTAAAATAGACCAACTAGTAACAGTAGGATAATAACTAAAAGAATTCCAAAGTTCCAGTTCATCAAGTCTCTTGGATGGAACAGACTCGGGTTCATAACCACGTTGAATAAAAGCCGTAATTGGGAGACGATAAAAGATTGCACCATTTTCCATAAGCGCATGCCATAAGATAGCACGACCTCCCATAGAGGTAATACCAAAGATAATACAGTCTTCAACTTCTCCGTGATGTTTTTTACAGTCATATAAATACTCCCTTCTAATTTGTGCGTAAATTGGTGGTATGTTTGCATTTAAATAAGCCATAATCAACCATTAATATCCCCCCAAGTGTTTGCTAATTCGCAGTCTACTTTGTTGGGGACTTCTAAAGTAACTGCATCCTGCATGATCTCAACAATTTTATCTGCTTGTTCTTGATCCTTTACAGAAATACAAAGTTCATCATGAATTTGTACGTGAGCTACTATACCATTTTTATATAGATCTAACATTGCTTTTTTTGTCATATCAGCTGCACTACCTTGAATTAATTTATTTAAAGATTTGTAAGTAAATGCTCTTCTAATCCCTGGTCCGTGTTCCTGCAATGCATCTTCATGAGGCAATGCTTTATGCATACCGAATTGATTAGGCTCCCACAAATGAAACCTACACAATCGTCCCAAGAGAGTTCGAATTTGACCACGCTCTTGGGCACGATTGGAAGCACTGTTCATTAACTGCTTAACGAAGGGAACTTTAGCGTGGTATTGATCGAACAATTCTACTGCTTTGTCTTTTGATACACCAAGTTCGGCCTGGAGTTTTGCTTTACCCATACCGTAGAACAATCCAAGATTAATTACCTTGGCTTGTGATCTTGGAATCTTCGCCATGTCTGCTACGACCTGGTGAAAGTCCGTTGAGGTGTCATTTTCATAATTATCTATTACATCATTAACTGATGGAAATTTATGTAAAGCTGCATAATGCACTACCAGCCTAGGCTCTTGCTGAGAATAGTCAAAACTACCCCATCTATGGCCCTTCTCGGGTATAAATATAGACCTAATCATAGGTCCAAGATCCTTATTTCTTGCAGGAAGTTGCTGTAAATTTGGGTTAGAATAACTAAATCTTCCTGTCACAGTTCCGCCTTGATCTGACCTTATTTGATTTATGTCAGCATGGATACGACCTTTGTGTTCATGTTTAATTATGGTATCTATAAAGGTAGTATGAGCCTTATTAACTTCTCTAGCCTTAGCAATCATTCTAACTACAGGATGTTCATGATTCGAAATAAAATTTTTAGTAAAAGAAGGTGCCTGTGATTTCGCAGTTCTTTCATAAGTTAAACCAAGTTTATCAAAAACTTTGGCAACACTTCTTGCAGCCATTAGTTGAACATCTACTCCTGTTTCTTTTTTTATTTGGTGGAGTAATGTTTCTTCTTGCAATGTTAATGCTTGCTTCAATTTATGAGCTCTTTCAACGTCCACTCTCACCCCAAGAAATCTCATGTCTACCAGACAAGGAAACAAATCCGTCTCAAGTTCAAAAATAGACTCTACATCTTGGTGTAGTAATTCTTTTTTAAATATTTGCCAAAGTTCTAATGTAAGTTCTGCATCTTTCTCTGCGTAAGATCCAACATACATTGCTGGCAGTTGCCACATATCTGCTTTAGGATCTAATCCTCTAGACTTTGCTTCTTCATTCAGTGCAGATTCATTTTTACCATGACCTAAATAATCCCACGACAAACTATTTAAATCAAATCTAAATCTATTCTCATCAATCAATGATGCTGCAATCATAGTGTCTACTATCTGTCCATTAATCTTAAGACCCATAGATCTAATCCAACAAACATCATACATAGCGTTGTGAAATATTTTTATAGCGTCACTATCTAATACATCTTGAAACCAATTTAAGGTTCTCTTACGATCCATGTTTGGCCCTGATCCGTGAGCAATCGGGAAATAAAATTTTCTTCCTGGTACAGCAACCGCAATACCAACTACTTCCCCATTACCAATGATGGCACCACTACCTTTAGATTTTAAATCTGGATCTCTTGTCTCTAAGTCAATTGCAATCTCGTCGTATTTTCTTAGATCCGGATATTCCTCTGGTTCATTCCATTCTGTCTGTGCTTCGAATAAAGGTACCTTCATTTTTTTGCCTCGTATACATATTTGTTTTCTATTATTTTAGTCATCTTATCTTTGTTACTAAATGCATATAAAGCTGCACTGTAATCATGAGGAAATATTTCCCATGCAAGATCTTTCTCTAATCCAAGATAAATTTCTAAATTAAATTTATTTTTAGAAAATTTAATTGTTCTACGTATAGTAGATTTTTTTGGCATCATTTTTTCTTTTTCATGTCATTCATTTTCAACATTTCTAGTTGACAGTAGTGTACAATCTTTTTAAGATCTTCCACTCCCCCTTTCCGTTGATAACGACAAACGTATTTCACAACATTGCCCTGAAAGAATGATAAATCATTTTTAGAAATAAATTCGTAGGGTTGAATGGGAAACTTTGTGTAGTGGTTCCCGCCTACCTGGGTGTATTGTGGAAATGATTCTTTAAATATATCTTCTGATGTCATAGTGGATATCCCTTTCGTTCTATTTTTGCTCTCATTAAATATAAATTTCTTTTTGCTCTCGTGCAACCTACATACCATACTCTGTGCTCTTCGTCACGCTTTATTACACTTTTAGTAATAGCTTCTCTTATCTTTTTAGCATTGTCTAATACTAAAATTACGTTCTTACATT